GAAGACCTCCTTCAGCGGGCTGTTCTCGAAGGCATCCAACCCCACGTAGTCGGGGTCCACGAGGTTGACGGCCTCCAGCCCATGCATCTTGTGCATCTGGAGGACACGCTCGAAGATGAAGGCGTCAGTCCACTCGCTGTAGTTGAAGATCTCCCCCGTCATGTAGATGTCGTACATATCGGCGATAAGGGTGCGCCCCTCGTTGCCGGCGAAGTAGATGAAGCCCGTCTCCGAGTAGTTGATGCCCTTCCGGCCCAGGTGGGTGACGTGCCCCTTACATATCTCGTGGAGCCACCCCAGGGTGAGGGGCTTTGCAGTGAGTACATCGCCGTCGAGCCACAGGAAGGACGCCGGATCACGAGCCGCATCGTGCAGAGCGAAGACCTTCGCGCAGAACTTCACGGCGTCCAGACGGTAGTTGTAACCCTCCGGGGTGTTCCCATCCTTGTCCGCGTGGGCCCGCTTGAATTCGTTGAAACCCTCGACTTCCTCAAGGCGCTTGACGACGATGGCCCGGTGCTGGCATGAAACCTCCGAGGGATCCATCCCATCCACGTACACCGTAAGGGAGATGTTGGAATCCCACAGGCGCGTGGAGTCCAGGAAGTTCTTGCCGTAGAGGTCCCAGCCCTTCGGCCCCCAAGAAGTAACGATTCTCATCGGAAGAGGTCCACCTTATGGTTCCAGTTGTAGAACTCGTGTTCAACCAGCGCCTTCTCCGCATTCCATGCGGAAGCGTAGGGAACGTCCTTGTAGTTGGGGAACCACGGTCCCCCGTCAGTGAAGTGGATGGCCTTCGGGCTCTCGTATCCGTAGCGCGTGGTGGGACTGTGATATGGAAGCCAGTTCCAAGTCTCGTCGATCTCCCCTATGGAGTCGGTCCACTCGAAACCGTGCAGCCACGACCCCTTCTGGGTGTTGACCGCTTCGAGGTCCAGCTTCCTGCAATGGGGGTGCAGGGGATTCAGAACCATGAGGGAGGACCACAACTTGCGGTGGTACTGCTGCTGCGCAACCCCGTCCATCTTGACGGCTTCTTTGGGACGAAACTTGTGCTGCACCACCGAGACTGCCCGCTCGGGATCACAGAACTGGAGCATCTTTGCGATGTCCTCGAAGAAGAGGAAGTCGCAATCCACGAAGACCACAAGGTCCTCGATGCCATTCTGGTGGGCCAGGTGGGGCACGAGAAAGCGCGAAAAAGAGAACTCCGTGGAGAACGGCTTGCCGTCCCCCATGTCGATCATCTGATTGCCTTCCCGGTAGAGTGTGCGCCAATACTTCCCTGCAGCCTTCAGGGAGTCCAGCTTGAGCGGGGTGATGACGCAGGGAACGCTACAATGCCGCTTGATGCTATGCGCGGCTACCTTGTAGGCGATGTCCTCCCTAGGGTCATAGCCAATGAAGATGTGCAGCATGCCTGAATCTTAGGGGGCATGCCCTCGGAAGTCAAGCTATATTACTCTCGCAATCTGGCGGCATATTCCCCGCGAACCCCCTTGGGTACCGCTTCCAGGCGCTCGGGGCCCAACTGCATCTTCTTCAGCTTGTTCTGGATGCTGGTATTGAAGGAGGAGGGATCCTGGATGATGCGGTCCCGGAGGGGCTTGCCCCTATCATACTTGGCAATCTCCTTGAAGTACTCGTTGGCTTCTTGCCGGTACTTCACGCGGGCCTCGGCATCCAGCGCATTGAGGGACTTGTTGAGGGCGGTGGCAATCTTGTCGCTATAGGACTGCCGCGCCTCGTCCATCTTGGTGCCGAGTTGCTTGGTCTCCTCCAGCTTCTCGCGGCCCACCGCCACCTTCGTGGGAGTGAAGCCCATGCCCACCTTGGCCACATCGACGGCCTCCCGCATCTCCTTGGCGGGCACCGCCGGCTCGATCTTGCCTGGGGTGATGAAGCCCGATTCCTGCATTACCTGGGACTTGACGATGTTGCGGACCATCAAGGGGGCCAGGGAGGCGTAGGCCATGGCGTCCTCGCCCTTGCTCTTGTAGGCCAGGAAGTCACGGATGCCGCCGCCCACCGCGCCCCCAAGGGGACCGAAGTTGGTCCAATCGAGTTGCAGCGGATTGAACTGGATGATGTCCAGCGCCGTCCTCTTGGAGATATCCACCCCCGAGGCGCGGAACGGCCCGTTGAGGACCATGTCGGCCAACTCGGCGGGGGTCCCCAAGAAGTTGAGGGCGGGCACACTCTTGAACATATCCTGGAGGGCCTCGCGCACCTGCGCGCGCACCGCCGTGGGACTGATGCCCAACTCCACCCCGAACTTGCGGGTGAACCAATCGAGGGCATCGCCCGCCGGAGCAAGGAAGGGCAGGCCCCAAATCCCCGAGGTGGACATGACGCCCAGGAAGAGGAGCGTCGTCATCTTGCGCGCCTCTGGGGAGTTGGCGAGGTTGCCCCCGTAGTAGCGCATCGACTTGTTGAAGAGGCCCAGCATGAAGATGGGGAAGGCGGCAAACTGCGTCAGGACCCCGAGGGCCATCCCGTGCATGTAGCGCGCACGAAAGGCCTTGGACATCGTACCCTGGGTGTTATCGGAGGCGAAGAAGGCGGCCTCCATGGGGTCGTTGACCTCCACCCCCACGTTCTTCCCGAACTTGCCCAGGGTGGCCAGGGTCTTCTTGTCCTGCGCCATCCTGAAGGCAGCGAGGGCCGTGGCCATTCGGTTCATCGTCTCCACGGCGGTGAAGGCGTAAGAGCCTACCTCCACCACCTTGCCGATGAGCTTGCCCGCCGCGTACAACTCCTTTATCTGGCTGCCGGCAAGCTGGGTAGGGGCCTGGTCGCGCGAAAGCATAGCCTGGAAGTGGCCCCGCTTCAAGCCCTCTCGCAGCATCTCCAACTCGGCGGGACTCACCTTGCCCGCCAGCTTCTCGATTTCAAAGGGGTCGCCCCCCGCAGAAAAGGTGAAGGCCTTGGTGATATCCTTGATGGCCCGCCCGAGTTGCATGGCGGCATTGCCGGTGCCACCCGCCGCGCCCAGGAAAGGAAGGGAGGCGTGGGGAATCTGGGTGAAGTTGACGACGGCGGAGGAGAGGTTGCCCCACAGCGTATAGAAGAAGGCCAGGGCCTTCAACTGGGCGGTGCGCGCCTCGTTGCTATGAAGGTACTCCTCCTGGGTGTTGGCGATATCCAGCAACTTGGGGTCGTTCTTGATGGAGGCCATCGCCTCCCGGCGCAGCCCCTCGGTGGCCTTGTTGGCTACCCAATCGGAGGTGGATGCCACGAACGGCGCGAAGATACTACGGAGGTAGGTATCGTAATTCTCGGGGGTGAGCCACCCCGGAATGTTCTCGCGCTTGCGCAGGCGGGCCATGGGCACGGCAGCTTCCTGCCGGAGGGACTGAAGGATGTCCTTCACCTCCTCCATGCTAGCCCGGCCATTCTTCTTGGGATTGAGGATGGCCGTAAAGAGAATGTCCATCTTGGTGATGGCATCGACCTTGGGGAGAAACTGCTTGAGAAGTTCCTTGCGCTCCACCATGTCGAAGGGCTGGGAGATCTCGGTGGCCCCCAGCTTCCTCAACTCCTCGATGCGCTTGAGGGCCTGCTGCTTGCCCCCGCCCTGGAAACCCTTGATGGGATTCCACCCGAAGTCCTGGAGGTGCATCTGCCCGTTGAGGTTGTAGGTGATGCCCCAGCGCCCCTTGCGGATATGGGGGATGTAGCCCTCCTTGCGGATGGATTCCATGCGCCGAAGGATGAGGGCATCCCTGCCCATGGGTGTCTCGTTGGGCCCATACCCCATCGCCACCTTGGTGGAATCGATCATGTGGGTGAAGAGTTCGTCCATCACCCGCCGCATTTCCTTGCGGGTATCATTCAGTTTCTTGGGGAGGGTTACCGTCTCGCCCTGCTTGACGCCGACGTGATCCTGCTGCGCCGTGATGGTAGCGGTGCCATCTCCGTTTTCGGTGGCGAGGCGGCCCTCGGCATCCTCCACCTCCATGATGCGGGTGATGGCCCGCCCCTCTTTGGTGTCGAGGTCGGCCACCTTGCGCATCGACTCGGCATACTCGTAGTTCAGTCGGCTACGAATCTGCTCGCCCGTCTTCAGGGCGTTGACATAGGGGCGCAACTGGGGCCAAGTGGTGGCCAGGTTGTCCAGCGAGACGAAGCCCGACATGAACTTGAGAAAGCCGTTCATGGCGCGGAATGGCTCGTCTCCCGCCTTCATCGCCTCAAGCTGCTGGCGCTGCACCTCCACCCGCTGGAAAGCGGGGGTAAGCACCTTGGACCTCTGGGGGTTGCAACTATTGGCCATCTCTTACCTGCAATCGTAGGGTTTGGTGGCGGGCTCCCCCATCTCCACCTGCCTGTTGATTTCCGCTTCCAGCTTGGTGGCGGCGTCGGCTACTTCCTTGCTGCCCTTGGGCACATTCATTTTGTCAAGGTCAGGAAACATAGCAGAGATGGCGGCCTTCTGCCCAGTTTCGGTGGGCTTGCTTCCGATCTTTTCCAGAACCTTGGCGGGAGTCCAATCTCCCTCGGCCATCTCGCCGCCGTTGAGCCAGCGTATATCGGCAAGGACTTCGGGGATCCCTTTGTCGCGGGCTACCGCCACCCGGGTGTTACCCTCGTAGATATAGGGCTCGCCTCGATGATTTACGTCAATGGTGATGGGGTTGGACGGATCCCAACCTTTCTTGGTGACCTTCCGGACCAAGGCGTCATACTGGCTTTCCCCCTTGCGCCTCTGCTCTCCGCGCGCTCCGGGGATGGATGCCAGCATTTCGGTGGGGATGGGTACGCTCTTTTGGAACTTGGCCGTAATGGAACCGACGAGGGCTCGCTGGGGATCAGAAGCTTCGGCCTGGGCTTGCTTGTCCGTAACCCACCGCTGGTTTCCGCGCAACCCCGGGTTGTCCTGGTACCACCCAACAGACTCCAGGGTGGGCTTGCTCCTCAGCGAAGAGGACATGGCTTGGGGGATCCCGGCTTCGGCGGGCTTCAGGGAAGCTTGGGTACCGGAAGGTTCATTTCGCGCCGAAGCTGGAGTAGCGGGGGGCTTCTTCTCGCGGCGATCCGCCACGTCCCGCGCTTCCTCGGGGGACATCCCGCCAATGTCCTCGCGGGTATACCCCAGACCATATAGCTTGTTGCGGGTGCCCTTGTCGAGGAGTTCCTGCCCGGTGACCTCGGTGGGCCTGTCGGTGCGCGGGCTGCCCTCGTCCCTAAACTGGGTGGACAACTCCGCTTCGGGGTTGACGCGGAAACCCAGCCCGGCGCGCTTCACATCCCCGTTGGAAGAGAGGGCTTCCCAGATGTCCTTGGCCTGCTGCTGGGTGAGTTCAACCCCCGGGCCCCCTGCGGCATCCAGATCCTTCTTGGTCAGGATCTTCTTGGGGTCCATGCGAATGACGCGGTTGCGCATCGCCTCGTATTGCTGCGGGGTAAGCCCCGCTGGGGGATTCTGCAGGGTGCCCTGCAACGGGGTGACGGGGCGCGACACCTCGGTGCCCAGCGTTACGCCCTCGAAGCCACCCTTGGTCGGAACCCCCGTGGGCTCCCCGATCTGCTGCCGAACTGGGGTGACGGAGGGCGTACCCACCTGCTTGACGAATACTCCGTCTTCCCCCTGCACTCGGCCAAGGCGGAACTGAGCGTCCACCGGCACATACGATTCCGCCCCCGGAGCATACTGCGCAAGAATATCGATGACATCCCGCTTGGAAGCATCGAGTCCCGCATCCTTGAGGCGCTGCTGCATGACAGGAAGGGAGACGCGCTGGCCCGCCTTAAGCTCCCCAAGGTAGTCCTCGACTTCCTTGCGTACCCACGACTGCAGCTTGGGTGCCCTCTCGGCAACCTGTGCCCCTTCTTCCCTACGGAGATTCAGTACGATGTTGCGGGCAACATCGGGGCCCATCTGGGCAATCTGATCTAACCTATACCCCGCATCCAGGAGGGCATCACGGACATCCTCGGGGACCTGGGCCCTCTCCGTCTGCAGGGGGGTGGCGCGGGGCGGGAAATCCCCGAAGCCCAAACCGGCCAACATCTCTTCGTCGGCCAAGCGCTCCGTGCGCTCCTGGGTGCGTCGCTGGGTCTCGCGCTGCCGCGCCTCGTCGAACTGCTGGCGGAAAGCGGGGTCGCGCAGCAGGGAGGTATCGGCGTTACCCTGCTGGATGATATCGGCGTCAGAAGCCCGCTGGGCCTCATCGGCGCGGCGCGCCTCTCCCCGCCGGGTGGTCTCTTGCTCCGCCGCGACCTTCTTGGCTTCCTGGTCCTTCACATACAGGAAGACTTGGTCCTGGGCCTCCAGGTCCAATTTGCGCATCTGCTTGAGATACGCCTTGCGCTGCGAGGGCGGGAGGTTCTCCTCGGCGTACTTCTCCGCCGCCTCCAAATCCACTCGGCCCTCGTCGGTAAAGGGCACGTTGGGTTTGCTGCGGCGCAGGAGGGAAACAGCATCCCTTTGGAAGTTGGGGCCGGCGGGCGGCTCCTCACCCAAGAGGGCATAGCGCTCCTGCAACTCCACTTGGCGCTGCTCTTCGGCCTGCTGCTCCCCGCGCATCTCCCCCAACTGGGCGGCCTCGCGGGCCTTCGCCCTTTGCCCAACGAAGCCAGCAGCCGCGCCGGGCACGGCGGTACCGAAGGCACCCTTGAGGGAGGCTTGCGCGATGTCCTTCCAGTTGATGGACTTGTCCGCCAGCGTGGCAACGGCAAGCTGGTCAATTAGCTCCTGGGTACCCTCGGTGAGACCTTCGAGGGCGGCGGATTCGAGGAGACCGCCGATGGCCCCCGCCGTACCCGGCATTCCCTTGAGGAGGCGGCCCGCCAGCACATCGGAGAGCTTCTCGGAGAAGTCGATGCCCCGCGTCTTCTTGATGAGTTGGAGGGGACCCAGTATGTCGAGGGAGGACTTGAGGCCGCCCACCAGCGTCGCCACCTCGGGCCGCATCTCGCCCGTCTCGGTGTAGATCTTGGCGAAGGTCTCCGGCATATTCTGGGCGGCGGAGCCCAGGGCCAACCCGGCCATCTGCCCCCAGTTCCTGCCGATGAGGGCGGGCGCGGCTTCCAAAGCAGCCTTCTCGATGGCGGCGCGCGTACCCGCGTCAACGGCGATACCGGCAGCTTCCCTCTTGGCAATCTCCTTGGCGGCAGTCTCAGCGGCGGTGGATGCCACTTTTCCGGCGGCGCGCGACACAGCGGCTCGTCCCACCGTGGAAGCACCGGCGGCCCCCAGGCCCACGCCCGGAATGGCGGCGGTAAGCAGGCTCACCGCGCCCTCGCCCACGCTCTCGCCCAGGAAGGAGAAGAAGGACCCGACATCCTTGATGTCCTCCAGGCCCACCCGGCTGCCCAGCCCAGACTCCTGCAGCTTCTTCAGGCGCTCCTGGTACTCAAGGAGGTTCTTCTGGGCAGCCTCATCGTACCCAAAGGCACTCTGGACAAGGGCGGGCAGCGCCTCCGAGAGGAGCCCCTTGGTAGTTTCCACCCCGGTGGTAATACCACGGGAGAGGGCCCCCGGCTCGGGATTCCTGCCGGTCTCAGCCCACTTCTCGCCGTCGAACTCGGCAACGCGCGCGCCCGGCCTGCCGGTGGCTGCTACCCATTGGCCGAGCTTGTCGTCAAATTCAGCCTTGACGAAATCCACCATATCGGATTACCTGGGAAGAGAGGCGTTGGGATCCGGCGTCTCAGGAAGCAGACCCATTCGGCGCAACGCGGTAACCGCCCTTTGGTACTCTGGGTCATTCTGGGCCAATGGGTTGCCCACGCCTCGCTGGTAAATTGAGAAGAGGCCTCGGATCTGGGCGGAATCGAGGGCAGTGCCGGCCCGCGTCTCCTCGCGCAGGGTACCCTGGAGGAAGCTGATGGACCGGGCATTCCTCTCTCGTTCGTTCTCAAGGGTAGCCTTCTGCTCCGGGGTGAGATTGGAGCGACCGAGTTCGCGCGCAATTTGCGCTTGGCGATCCTCGAAAGGAGCAACCGCCCGCAGAATAACTTCGGGGTTTCGGCTTCGATAGTATTCAGCCTGCGCCTGCCGAAGGTTGTCCTCGCTCTGCCTGTTCTGCATATTGACGGCAAGCTCAAGGCGCTTGAGGGCGGCAGTCTCACCGTGCTGGGCTCGCTCTTGCGCCAGCTTGGCTTCATTGTAGGAGGCGCTCTGGTTAAGCCCCAGAGCCTGCAGGGAGAGGGCGGCAGTCCCCTTCGCGCTTTCCTGGCGGCGGTAGAGATCAGCCCGCGATTCCTTGGCTTCCTCCTGACGCGAAGCCCGCTCCTTCTCCTTCTCGCCCCGGTACTGCTCGACACCCTTGGCGAGGGGCTCCGAGATAACGTTGAGGCCGCTGCGACCCAACTCCGGCTTGGCCGCCAGGATGCGAAGGCCCGTCTGCAGCATCGTCATGTAGGGGTCGGACTTGTAGACCTCGCCCTTCTCCCTCTCCGGGATCTCCGGGAACTTGGAGGTCAACTCCTTTACGTCGATGCGATCAATCTTGGGGATGGGGCTCCCACCGCCACCCGAAGGCCGCAGCAGGCTGCGGATCATGGCATCGTAGGGATTGGGTGCCGCAGGGGGAGGCCTCGACCTATCCCCAGGAGTGGCGCTTCCGCCCGGCGGCTGCGTGGTATCAGCGATAACCGGAGGCACGACATCCCCGCCCATGGATTGAACCGGGGGGAAACCGGGAGGCCGAGGCCTAGCGATGGACTGCGTGATTTCAGGTCCCGAAGGAAACGGCGAAGGGGAAGCAGCAGCCGCTCCCTCTCCAATTTCGCGTCGACGAATAATCTCGGCGGCCAGTTCCCGCATGCCGTACCCGGAAGACTGAGGAAGTCCCCTGCGGGCAAGCCCATGAAATTCGCGAAGCTGGTCGTCGGAAAGTGCCGTAATGTCCATGGTCAACCTCGGGAGAACATATCGACGCCGGGCGGGTATTCCCCGACATTGCTGAACATCTGCTGGATGTCGTAGATGTCCAAGCTGCCCTTGCGCATGGGCTGGGAGGCGGCCCCAGAGGGGCGCGCGGGCTTCGGATTCTTGACCTCGGGGGGCACCGGAAAATTGATGGCGTCGCGCAGGGTACGCTTGTCCCTCTCGGTGGCGGCGCGCAGCTTCTTGGAATAGTCGAGGGCATAGGGCTTCTGGGGGACACCCCGAGCCTGCATCACGTTGCCCATCCCGCTGTGGTGCGCGACCCCCGCGAGGTGCAGGAGTTCGCTCTCGCTCATCTTGGGGAAGTTGCGGCGCAGTCGCACAAGGTTCTTGGCGGCCATGTCGGCGGCGGCATCGGCAGACTGCTTCACGTTGAGCGGGTCAATCTTGTATGCGGCTGCCGTCGACGGAATGAACTGCAGGATGCCCCGGGCGCGCCCGCCCCCCTCCAACTCCTTCTTGCCCGTGGCTGTGCGCGGGTTCTCCTCGTTTGCGGATTCAATCCCCGCAAGATTGATGAGGAAGTTGGGGGGCAGGCCCCGCGACACCGCCGCCTCGATGAGCAGGTTGCGCTGCACCTCGGGGTGGTTCTGGTATTCCAGATCAACGTGTTCGCGCAGGGGGTTCTCGTCCATGGCTTTACTTGGCGTAACCCAGCAGGTTGTAAATACTAGCGCCAGTGAGGCCAAGGCCGGCAGCAGTCTGCAGCGGCGACATCTGCGGGACGAGGGTCTGCTGCTGCGTCGTGGTAGTGCCGCCGGGCTGAACCCCTCGGATGATTCCGCTGAGTTGCCCAAGCTGGCCCATCCCATACTGCTGGCCGCGTAGGTATTCCTGGTAGGCGAGGTCACGCTGCTGCTGCTCCAGTTGGCGCGGGAGGGCCTGCGAGGTCATGATGGCCTGGAGGCCACCCAATCCCAAGCGCTGGGCCTGTTCCCCGATATTGCCAAAAAGCTGGGAAGCTTGCAACTGCCTTTGAGCCTCCTGCTGCTGCAGTCCGGTGCCCGCCGTGAATGCCCTCTCCAGCCCCTTGGTTTCGATGTCCGAGAGAAGCTGGCCCAGGTTGCGCTCCGCTTCAGCCTCCTGCACCCCGTAGCGCGCCCCGCCGAAGGCACCCTGCCTGCTGGCCTGGAAGCCCATCTGGGGGAGCATCTTGCCGTAGTCGCGGAGGGCCTCGCGCTTGGCGATGTCCGTGACGTACTGGGTGTAGGGGTTCATGTACTGGGAGTAGTCGACATCTCCCACCCCACGGGAGCCCATCGCGGCGCTCTGGTACGCAGAGGAGAGCCCCGGCATGTAGGCCCCGGCGGCCATCGGGGTCTGCGCGATAGTGGCTTCCTCGGTGGGGGAAAGCTGGGCGACGCGCTCCTCGGGGGCGTAATACTGGTAGGGGCGGGCAGCCGTCTCCGCCTCACCTGCACCCACGAGGCGCTGGAGTGCCTCCTCGTACCACGCGGGGATCTGCTGCGTCTGGACGCTTGTGGTCGGCTGGGTCGTGGTGGTCGAGGTACAAAGGAAAGACATCAGAAACCCCTGTTGTATACGCCACCGATTCGGGTGAAACCATGCCGAGCGTAAAACTTATCTTTGCGCTCCACGTCCTCGCCATTCACCACTGCCATGAGGAGGGGAAGGCCCCTCATTGTAGCATACTCGGAAGCTGCCCGCAACAGGTGGGAAGCGATGCGGGAAGCGCGGGCGCATGGGGCCACGTAGAAGACGAGGTCCGCCAGGAATCTCCCGTGGCTGAACCAATGCTCCCCCTCTTGCACCGCCAGGATGCCGCCCAGCTTCTCCCCCCTGTAGCCCAGGAAGATGCGCCCCTTCTGCATGCAGTGACGGAGGGCCGCCTCAACCTTGTGGGGGGCGATGGGCGGCAGGTTGAGGGGAACCCCGTGATGCATCTGCACGAGGAGGGCCCCCATGGCGGGGATATCCCCCTCCTTAGCGACGACGATCATACAGGCGCACCAGGTCGCCCACGCTGTAGTTCTTGGGCGGCTGCCTCTTGTGGCCGTAGGCCTTCTGGCGAATTGCCTCGCGGAGTTGGTTGAGCTTGCGGGCACCCGCCTGGTTGTTGCCATCCCCCAGCGCCGCTACCGTGGCGGCATCGAAGACGAACTCCCCGGAAGAGAGCCGCGCCGGCCCCTTCCCATCGATGATGGCGGGCACATCGTCATCCATGCCGCCGCTCCCACCGGGGACGTAGCCCCCGGCACCAAACTGGCGCTGGCGCAGGTAGTCTAGCAGATGGGAGATGTCGAAGAGGCGAACGGAACCGCCCTCGGCCCAACCACCTTCGCCGCCTCCGCCCCCGCCTTCTCCACCTTCACCACCGCCACCCTCTCCGCCTTCGCCGCCGCCCCCTTCACCTTCGCCGCCGCCCCCTTCACCTTCACCACCGCCTTCACCCTCACCTTCACCACCGCCTTCACCCTCACCCTCACTTTCACTGGAATCCACAGAAACGTCCGCAACAGTTGAGGGATCTTCGATAGTGCCGAATCCCGGAAGGCCGAGTTCTGTGGGGCCCGGAGTGGAGGTGGGGGAACCCGGGACAGCGGGAGCTTCCGTAGGAACTTCGACAGACGGGGTCGAAATTGCAGCCGCAAGTCCAGCGTTGACAGCGGGTGCCACTTCGGGAGCCGTCGTCACTTCGGTTACAGGAGTCGTAGTGGCAACTTCAGGTGCGAGCGCAACGCCAAGTCCCACGGGATTCTCGGGACCGAATCCCGGAAGACCTAAGTCTGTCGGACTAGGAGCAGTGGTAGTTGCCGCAGCTTCATTGGCAGCGGCGATGTCCAAATCCGAGACGCCGCCAAAGGTGGGGGCTGCGTCGGTTGCGCGCCCGCCCGGGCCACCAAAGGTATTGTCCACCCCTCCCAGCGCTGCTTCCCCTGCCGCCAATGTCTCGATTGCTTTTTCCAGACCCTGCGTTCTCTCTGCCTGCTCCCTTGCTGGCTTGTCAATGGCGTCAAAAACTTCGGACAACCTTCCGACAGTATTCAGATCGTTGATGGCATCGAAGAAAGCGCCCGAAGCAGACCTCTCCCCGGATGCCACCTGCGCCCCATACTGCTCGGCAACGGTGGGCCCAGCTAACTTTTCGTTTACGAAATCGATTACGTCGGGATCGAGAAGCCCCTGTTCCAAAGCTCGTCCAATTATTTCGTCGGCTTGCGTTTGCGGAGACTGGCCGAAAAAACCAAACGACAAACCGCTCTTAAGGGCTTCAAGAGTAGACACGTCGCGAGACAACCCCATTGCCGCCAGATAGTCGTTGGCTGCCTGTATCCCCAGCGCCGACCCAAGCGCGCCCGCTCCCGGTATGCCAGCAAGTAGGCCCGCGACACCGAGGACATTTCCCGGCACGTTGAAGCCTGACCCCGGAGTACCCTGCGGAGTAGAAGAGAATCCCGTGCTGCCTCCACCCTCTCCTGTTGGCGTCGAGGGGGCTTCCGGGACCGTGGTGCTAGCGGGTGCTGCCGCTCGTTTGAGAGCCTGGATGGCCTTGATTGCCTCCAGGTTTCCGTAGACATCTCGGTAGCCGCCGGCAGCAGGGGCAAGCGGGTTAGCTGTACCGGGGATGTTGCCCGGAGTGCGGATCTGCACGGGAGGTCGCGGGGCAAGCTGCGAGAAAAGTCCCAAGTAGCTAAAGGGGCTGTAGTTGGCGGTATTCGCATACGCCTGGAAAGGATTGACGGAGCCGCCCTCGGCGTAGCCCCGCATTACGGATTCGATGCCCTTCATGTCTTGTCCACCTTTACCAAGCCCTTGGATTGCAAGTCGTTGAGGAGCTTCACCACCGTGTAGGCCACCGCCGTCACGTTGATGCTCCCCAGGTCGATAGTGGCACTCACGGGGATTGTACCAGAAACAGCGTAGCCTGTCACGCCGGGGCCCGTCACCACCTGGCCGTGGTAGAGGTTGAGGACGCGCACCAACTCACCCCACGCACTCTGGGCATCCGGGGGAAGGGAGGGGGGAGGAAGGGGCAGGAGGGGCTTCATCGCTCACCGTCGGGGGCCACCCGAAAACGCATGGCACCCAAGCGCCACGAGGTGTTGACACCATCCCCGTCGATGCGATAATATGCGTGGCGCCCCCGTATACGCAGGTCGATCTTCTGTGTCTGCGCCGATACGGTGAAGGGCCCCTTCGTGATCTCCTGCGACGCCGGAGTGTTGGGGTACTTGAGGGTGTGCAGCGTGATTTCGACGTTACCCGGCATCTCATCCCCATTCCTATCGGAGAAGTCGGGGATGATCCTATCCATGTACATCAACTCTTGGCCCGCATCCAAATCGAAGAGATTGCTCTCGATGTAGGAGGGGAGGGCCTCGCCGTCAGCGTCGTTGCCATACTCGTGGTAGTAGAGCTTGGTGGCGCTGGAAGCGTAGCCGGCGGCAATGGGGTAGGTGTTGATGCCCTGGTCGATCCACGCCGTGCGCACCATGGTGCCGATGCTCCACACGTCCTGCATGTAGTCGTAGATGACGTAGGAGTCCACCTCCCCTGAAGCGGTGGGGTAGAACCAGATGACCTCGTTGTAAGAAGTGTTGCTACCACACACGATCTTGTCGAGCTGGGTGCGATCCAGCGCCTCGAAGACATACCGGAGTACGTTGCACTTCAGGGGTCGGGCGGCGGCACCATCATACATCATGAAGCGCTCGTCGGCCATCCAGAAGGTGCGACCCGCAACCTCCGCCACCGCATTTTGCCCAAGGGTGCCGCAGTTGGTGCCGATGAGCTGGAACCCGAAGGTGTAGGGCGGGCCCACCTGCTGCATGCTGTAGAGGTTCTCGTCGGTCCAGATGAGGATTTGGCCCCGGGTGCGCCTTGCTGCCACGATCTTGGAGGCCCCCGAGAGGACCTTGTCGCCCGCCGTGTTGGTGGCGGAGGCAGTCCAATCGGTGATGTTCTCCTGGGAGCACCACCTAATATAGAGGGGGTTCACCACCGAGGTGACGGCATCGGGGCACCCGAAAGAAATGAGATGGCGATCTTCCGGGCTCACCAGAATTTGGGTATTTTGGGATGGGGCGGTGACCTGGTAGGCCCGAGTATCGGTGCCCATCGAGGAATCCCAATAGTAGATGCCCCCCGCGCGGGGAGATGCCACGAGATCCTCGCCCCAATTATCCATGCTCCAGTAACGCATGGGAGTGGAGAAAGCAACGGAAGCCGGAGTTCCCCAAGGTTGGGCTCCGCCCCAAAGACCTGAACCCCACCCAAAAAGAGCCGAATTGGACTGCGACCCAGGGGGCAGCAGGAAGAAACCCGTGGCCGCCCCACCGGAGGTTGCGGAAGTGGCGGCTGCCGTAACACTTACGTCGATGGTGAAGTTGTTGGCATCTAGTACCGTGATGGGGTAGCCCCCAAGGGGAGCACTCACTGGGTAGATGTTGCCGCCCACAGTGGTGGCCACCGAACTAAAGTAGAAGTAATCACCGGTGTTGTGTCCGTGGGAAGTAACCCTCACGTTGATGATAGTGATGCCCGCCGAGGTGGATATGGCGTTGGTGACAGAGACGGAAGTATCGACGGGGGTGATGTCGAAGTATTCGCCGCCTTCCCACACCATTAGGTGGGAGTTGGTGCCCACCCCCAAATATGGGGTACCGTCGAGATCCACCCAGGCAAAGAGTGAGCGCGATACCCCAGGGACTTGGACAAGGTCGTTTGAGCCGTTGATATTCTGCCAGCCGCCAATCTTCTCGGGTTGGCCGAAGCGGAACCTGATCTTGTCAGAATCGTACCAGCCGCCCTCGCCCGCGTACTTGGTGAGTTCGCGGTTGACGCCCGCCTTCATGCTGACGGCGACAAGCTGAGGGGAGCGAAGCTCGGCCACTTTCATTTCCCTCCAAAGCTTCCATCGTTCATTCCGACTTCCCGCGCAGGCGTATCACAAGGTTCTGCACCGTCCTGCTTTCATAGATGCGAATGCCGGTCCACACGATGGTGAAGATGGCGGCCACGGCGGGAAGCCAGCCCGCTACTGTTGCAACAACCGTGCCTAGGGAAAGTGCGTCAACGGCCTGCTTCGCCGATTCGTTCATGACGCTCACCACGGAAGAGCGGGCTTGGTGACGGCAGGAGTGGCCAGATCGGCAAGCTGCGCGGCGACGCTGCTCTCGTGCTTAGCGACCTCGTCGGCACCCATCTGCGCCTTGACCCAGCCCACCACGATGTCCTTGGTGAGAACGTCATACTGCGTAAACGGGCCACCTTCGTAGGGGACGCCAATGGAGCCATACACCGACGCCGTGTTGGTGCCGTCCTCGCCATTGACGGTCCAATGGACGGTGCTGACAACGTTGTCCTTGCCGTCCTTCGTGACGCACTCAAGAGCTGCGATGTTCCACACGATGTTAGCCATTGTCGGTCTCCTTCATCTGGTCCTGCGCCTGCTGCCTAAGCTTGGCGATGAGGTCCGCCACTTGCCCATACGGGAGATTGGCGAGGGCACTAAGGACAAGGTTGGTTTCGGGGATGGTCAGGTCGAACTTCATGTCACTCCTCACGGCCCGGCATCACGCCAAGCGCCTCCGCTGTAGAAATAGAGCTTGTTGTTAGTGGTATTGATGACGAGCGGCGCAAGCCCCGTGATTGCCGTGGGCGTTCCGGTCGGGGTGCCAGCGCACGTGGGGATGTAGAGGAAGCCGTCCGTGGCCGTGGTCGCCAGCGCAGCGGTGCCAATACGGACGTTTCCGCTAGCGTCGATCCGCATGCGCTCTGAGTTGTTCGTCGCGAACCAGATCGCTTTGTTCGCGGTGTTTGCTACATAGAATCCGTCGCCCGACGTACCAAGCTGGATGTTGTTCGTCGTGGTGTCATTCAGATTGAGAAGCACAGCGGTGGTGGGGTTCGTGATAGCCGCCGTGCCGCCGCTGACTTGCAACTTCACGCTCGGCGACGACGTCCCGATGCCGACATTCCCGCTGCTGTCGATCCGCATGCGCTCGCCGCCCGAGACGCCGTAGTTGTTCGTGGCAAACGCGATGTAGCTGCTCGACGAAGATCCCCCGGCGACGGTTGCGAATGAGATAGCCGCGCGGGCGTTGTCGACAGGATCGTCAGAAGTCCAAACGCCGATTTGATTGGCAGACGCAGCATTACGAGTTGGAATGGCAACAGCAATGTTTCCATTGACCGTTAGGATGGCATTGGTGCTGGGCGTCGATGTCGCGACACCAACCCTGCCGGCGCTGTCAATCCGCATGCGCTCGGTAGTGCCGTTGGTGCGTAAAATTAACGCACCCGGAGTGCTCATATATGTGTTGTCATCAGAAAAAAGCTGAAGCGTTTGTTTGGCTACTCCAGAGCTATCGTTCATGAAA